ATGAATGATATGGATTGGGGCGGGGTCGGGGATCCCGAAGGACCTTTCGTGGCCGGCACGCAGGCGGGGCATCTTGCCGCGCTGAAAGCCGAAGGCGCTCCCGTCGAGGAGGACGAGATCGCCGTCGCGCAATGGCTCTTCTGGGACTACGTGAAGGATCTGCGGGCGCATCAGGCAGAGCTGGCGCAGGCGGACCCACGCGAGATCGAGCCGGCGCGGCTGAAGAAGGCGGTTGAGACCGCCCGGACGGTCCGCGACGCGATTTCGCTTCTGATGCAGGAGAGGAACAAGGTTGACAAACTTCGCAAGGATATCGCCGGCGGGGTCGGAGGGGGAAGCCTCGACCTTGACGCCGCACGAGATGAGGTCGGGCGCCGCCTGGCTTGCCTCCGCCGCGCCGGAGGAGGTTGAGGACTTCCTCGGCGGGCTGTCCGAGAACGCGCTGCTGTCGCTGCCCTGGCTCTTCGAGTTCTGGGCGCTCCCGCACCAGCTGCCCCCCGAGGGCGACTGGAAGTCTTGGGTCATCATGGGCGGGCGCGGGGCGGGCAAGACCCGCGCCGGATCGGAATGGGTGCGGCGGATGGTCGAGGGACCGTCCGCCGCGGCGCCGGGGCAGTGCCATCGCGTGGCGCTGGTCGGCGAGACCTTCGACCAGGTCCGCGACGTGATGGTCTTCGGCGAGTCGGGCATCCTGGCCTGCTCGCCCCCGGACCGGCGGCCGGTCTGGGAGGCGGGGCGGCGCCGGCTGGTCTGGGCCAACGGCGCCACGGCCACCTGCTATTCGGCCCATGAGCCGGAGGCGCTGCGCGGGCCGCAGTTCGACGCGGCCTGGGTCGATGAGCTGGCCAAGTGGAAGAAGGCCGAGGATGTCTGGGACATGCTGCAATTCGCGCTGCGCCTCGGAGAGCATCCCCAGCAGGTCGTCACCACGACGCCCCGTAATGTGGGGGTGCTGAAGCGGATCATGGCGAATGCCTCGACCGTGGTGACCCATGCGCCGACCGAGGCAAACCGCGCCTATCTGGCCGAGAGCTTTCTCGCCGAGGTCGAGGCGCGTTACGGCGGCACGCGGCTGGGCCGGCAGGAGCTGGAGGGGGTGCTGCTCGACGATGTCGAAGGGGCGCTCTGGACGACGGCGATGCTGGAAGGGGCGCGCCTCGGCGAGGTGCCGAAGCTCGACCGGGTGGTCGTCGCGGTCGATCCGGCGGTGACGGCGGGGCGGGCGAGCGACGAGTGCGGGATCGTGGTGGCGGGCGTCGTCATGTCGGGCGAGCCGCGGGACTGGCGCGCCTATGTGTTGGAGGATGCCAGCATTCGCGGCGGGCCGACGGACTGGGCGCGCGCGGCCATCGCGGCGATGGACCGGCACGGGGCCGAGCGGCTGGTGGCCGAGGTGAACCAGGGCGGCGATCTGGTCGAGAGCGTCGTGCGGCAGGTCGATCCCCTGGTGCCGTTCAAGGCGCTGCGGGCGACGCGCGGCAAGGGCCTGCGGGCCGAGCCGGTGGCGGCGCTCTACGAGCAGGGGCGCGTGAAGCACCTGCGCGGCGGCACGCTGGGCACGCTCGAGGACCAGATGTGCCAGATGACGGTGCGGGGCTACGAGGGCACGGGCAGTCCGGACCGGCTGGATGCGCTGGTCTGGGCGCTGCACGAGCTGATGATCGAGCCGGCGGCCGGATGGCGGCGTCCGCAGATGCGGCGCCTTTGAGGCAAAACCGGGGCGTTCTGCCCGCAGAAGACAGCAAGAGCCGGGGGCATTCTGCCCCCGGACCCCCTGAGGATATTTGGGCACAGAAGATGAGGGGGCGGCTTTCCGGGCCGCCCCTTCGTCGTGCCGGTGATGGAGGCGAGGATGGCGTTTCGTTTGTTTTCGCGGGAGGAGAAGGCTCCTGCCGTGCCGGAGAGGAAGGCCAGCGCCACCGGGCGGGTGGTCGCCTTCGCCAGCGGCTCGGGCCGGGCGGTCTGGTCGGCGCGCGACACGGCCAGCCTGACGCGCAGCGGCTTTGTCGGCAACCCGATCGGCTTTCGCAGCGTCAAACTGATCGCCGAGGCGGCGGCCGCGGTGCCGCTGATCTGCGAGGACCGCGAGCATCGCTACGAGACGCATCCGGTCATCGACCTCCTGCGCCGGCCCAATCCGGGCCAGGGGCGGGCCGAGCTGATGGAGGCGCTGCTGGGGCAGCTGCTGCTGTCGGGCAACGGCTATCTGGAGGCGGTGGGGCTGACCCCGGCCGGCCTTCCGGGCGAGCTGCATGTCCTGCGCTCGGACCGGATGAGCGTGGTGCCGGGCGAGGATGGCTGGCCCGTCGCCTATGAATACGCCGTCGGCGGGCGCAAGCACCGCTTCGACATGACCGGCAGTCCCGACCCGATCTGCCACATCAAGAGCTTCCATCCGCAGGACGACCATTACGGCCTCTCGCCGATGCAGGCGGCGGCGGTGGCGCTGGACGTGCACAACAGCGCCAGCGCCTGGTCGAAGGCGCTCTTGGACAATGCGGCGCGACCCTCGGGCGCGATCGTCTACAAGGGGATCGACGGGCAGGGCGTGCTGAGCCCCGAGCAGTACGACCGCCTGGTGGGCGAGATCGAGATGAACCACCAGGGCGCGCGCAATGCCGGGCGGCCGATGCTGCTGGAGGGGGGGCTGGACTGGAAGCCAATGGGCTTCTCGCCCTCGGACATGGAGTTCCACGAGACGAAGCTCTCGGCGGCGCGGGAGATCGCGCTGGCCTTCGGCGTGCCGCCCATGCTGATGGGGATACCGGGGGATGCGACCTATGCGAACTACGCCGAGGCGAACCGAGCCTTCTACCGGCTGACGGTGCTGCCGCTGGCGACGCGGGTTGCGGCCTCGATGGCCTGGTGGCTCTCGGAGCACCTGGGGGCCGAGATCGAGCTGCGGCCCGATCCGGACCGTGTCCCGGCCCTGTCGGACGAGCGCGACCAGCAGTGGCGCCGGGTCAGCGAGGCGGCCTTCCTGACGGATGCCGAGAAGCGGGCGCTGCTGGGCCTGCCGCCTCTGGCCGAGGGCTGAGGCCATGGAGGGGTCGCGTTTCGTGCGCGAGGCTGGGTGGCACGAGCAGCGCTTCGAGGTGCAGGAGCGGATCATGGCGCTGCAGTTCGGTACCGTCGAGAAGCGGCTCGAGCGGATCGAGGCGATGATCGAGGGGCTGGAGCGGCGGCTGTGGATGACCGTCTACGGCGTCGTCGCGGTGATCCTGACGCAGGCCGTGCAGGGGATACTTGAGTTTGCGCCGAAAGGAGGCTGAGGCATGGTTCCGGGGCTTGAGGTGAAATACGCGGGCGGCCCGCCCGTCCTGTCGGAGGGGCAGGTGATGGAGGGCTATGCGAGCCTCTTCGGCCTGACCGACCAGGGTGGGGACGCGGTGATGCCGGGGGCGTTCCGCGCCTCGCTGGCGAAGCTGGCGGGCAAGGGCGACAAGGTGCGGATGCTGTGGCAGCACGATCCGACCCGGCCCATCGGCGTCTGGGACGAGATCCGCGAGGACGAGAAGGGCCTGTGGGTCAAGGGCCGGCTGCTGCCCGAGGTGGCGCAGGCGCGCGAGGCGGCGGCGCTGATCCAGGCGGGCGCGATCGACGGGCTCTCCATCGGCTACCGCACGGTGCGCGCCGAGCGCGACCAGAAGGGCCGGCGGATGCTGGCGGAGGTCGAGCTGTGGGAGGTCTCGCTGGTGACTTTCCCGATGCTGCCCGAGGCGAAGGTCGGCCGCAAGGACGCCGACGACATGCGCGAGTTCTGCGCCGTGCTGGCCCAAGCGGCCGAGGCGCTGCGCCTGGGCTGAGCGGCCCGGCGCGAGCGGCGCACCTTCAGCGGTGCGCCGGCGAGGTTCGGACTGGCCCCCGAGGCGGTCCGCAAACAGGGGCCAAGGCCCCGATTTCCGCGATGAGGAGACAAGCATGACCGAGGCGAAGGCTGCGGGCGGCGGGGACATGCCCGCCGACCTGAAGGGGGCCATGATGGGGTTCGTCGGCGAACTCAAGGCTTTCCGCGACGACATTCAGACCAAGCTCAAAGCACAGGAAGAGCGCATGACCATGATCGACCGCAAGACCGCCCTCCGGGGCCGCGCCCCCCTCTCCAGCACGGCCGAGGCGGCGGCGCCGCACCAGAAGGCGTTCAACGCCTATCTGCGCAGCGGCGATGACGACGGCCTGCGCGGCCTGTCCGTCGAGGAGAAGGGCCTGACCGTCGCCAGCGACGGCGGCTTCCTCGCCGCGCCGCAGGTCGCCGACACCGTGCAGCAGGTGCTGCGCTCGGGCGCCTCGCTGCGCCGGCTGGCCAATGTCGTGACCGTCGAGAGCTCGGTCTACGAGGTGCTGGTCGACAAGGGCGATCTGGGCGCCGGCTGGGCGACCGAGGCGGCCTCGGGCGAGACGGCCACGGGCGGCATCGAGCGCATCGCGATCCCGGTCCACGAGCTGTCGGCCATGCCGAAGGCGAGCCAGCGCCTGCTGGACGACGCGGCCTTCGACGTCGAGGCCTGGCTGGCCGAGCGCATCGCCGACAAGTTCGCCCGCTCCGAGGCGGCCGCCTTCGTCAACGGCGACGGCGCCGACAAGCCCCGCGGCATCCTGCGCTACCCGGTCGCCCCCATCGCCACGGCCACCGACAGCCAGGTCGGCTTCGTGGTCACCGGCGCCTCGGGCGACTTCAACCCGGACAACCCGGCCGACTGCCTGATCGACCTGATCTACGCGCTCGGCGCGGCCTACCGCACCAATGCGAGCTTCATGATGAACTCGAAGACGGCGGCGCGGGTGCGCAAGATGAAGGACGCCGAGGGCCGCTTCCTCTGGGCGGACGCGCTGACGGTCGGCCAGGTCCCGCAGCTGCTGGGCTACCCGGTGCTGATCAGCGAGGACATGCCCGACGTCGCGGCGAATGCAATGGCCATCGCCTTCGGCGACTTCCGCTCGGCCTACACCATCGTGGAGCGTCCGGACCTGCGCGTGCTGCGCGATCCCTTCAGCGCCAAGCCTCATGTGCTGTTTTACGCCACCAAGCGCGTCGGCGGCGGCATCACCGACTTCCGCGCCGTCAAGCTGCTCCGCTTCGCCTGACCCTTCGGGGCCAGGGCGAGGGGCAGGGGGCGTGCCAGTGTCGCTGGCCGTCCCGGCTTAGCCACTGTCCGCGCGTGCTGATGGTCGGCGCGCGGGTGTGTCCCCTGCCCGCATGAGACGAGGATGCGGGGCCCTGCATGGGGCCCCGCCGGTTGGAACAGGTGCGGACGGCAGGACGGGAGGTTCGCAAGATGATGCTGATTGAAGAGACCGCGGTTGCGGCGGAGGTGCTGCCGGTTGCCGCGCTGAGGTCGCATTTGCGGCTTGGGTCGGGCTTTGCCGGCCCTGACGACGCCGCCGAGACTGCCGCCCTGCAGGGATTTCTGCGCGCCGCCATCGCCGTGATCGAGGCGCGCACGGGCAAGGTGCTGCTGAAGCGGCGCTTTCTGATGCGACTGGATGACTGGCGGGACCGGATGGGGCAGTCGCTGCCGCTGGCGCCGGTGCACTCGGTCGAGCGCATCGCCATCGAGGATGCCGAGGGGCAGGAGACGGAACTGCCGGCCGACAGCTGGCGGCTGGTCCCAGACAGCCAACGGCCGGCGATCCTGCCCACGGGCGTGGTGCTGCCGCATGTGCCGCGCCGCGGCTCGGTCGCGATCCGCTTTCTGGCGGGGTTCGGCGACAGCTGGGACCAGGTGCCGGCGGATCTGGCGCAGGCCGTGATCATGCTGGCGGCGCGCCATTACGAGGACCGCCACGACGCCCATGCCCGGCAGGCGCTGCCCTTCGGGGTCAGCGCGCTGATCGAGAAGTGGCGTGCCGTGCGCACCTTGGCGGGCCGCGGCGCGCGGGAGGGGCGGTGATGGACGCGCCGCAGCTGAATGTCGAGCTGACGCTGGAGGAAGGTGTCCGCGTCTCCGACGGCGCCGGCGGGCACAGGCTGGCCTGGCAGGAGCTGGGCCGCCTCTGGGCCGCGCTCGACGCGCGTTCGGCGCGTGAGACGGGGCAGGGCATCGGCATGGTGAGCGTGGTGCAGTGGCGCATCACGGTGCGCGGGGCGCAGGCGGGCGATCCGCGGCGGCCGCGGGCGGGCCAGCGCCTGCGCATGGGCACGCGCCGCTTCCGGATTGAGGCGGTGGCGGAACGGGACGGGTCCGGTCGCTGGCTCGACTGCTTCGCGCGAGAGGAGGAACAGGCATGAGCTACGGGGCAAGCGCCGCGCTTCAGGCGGCGGTCTGGCAGCACCTGCGGTCCGATCCTGCCGTGGCCGAGATCGTCGGCGACGCCGTCTTCGACGCGATGCCGGTAAACCCGCCGGCCGGGGTGCATGTCGCGCTCGGGGCCGAGGAGGTGCGCGATGCGGGCGACGTGACGGCCGCCGGTTCGCGGCACGACTTCGTCGTGTCGGTCCTTTCGGGCGCGGACGACGGCGCCGGCTTCTCGGCGGTCAAGGACGCCGCGGCGGCTGTCGCCGATGCGCTGGACCAAGGCCAGCTGGCGCTGAGCCGCGGGCGGCTGGCGGGATTGTGGTTCCTGCGCGCGGCGGCGCGCCGGACGGGAAACGGCGCGGGACGGCAGGTCGACCTGACCTTCCGGGCGCGCATTGATTTGGGTTGAGGAGAAGCCAAATGGCTGTACAGAACGGGCGCGATCTGCTGATCAAGATGGACATGACGGGCGACGGCGCCTTCGAGACGATCGCCGGGCTGCGGGCGACGCGCCTGGCCTTCAACGCCGAGACGGTGGACGTCACCAGCCTGGAGAGCGAGGGCGGCTGGCGCGAGCTTCTGGGCGGCGCCGGCGTGCGCAGCGCCTCGATCTCGGGCTCGGGCGTGTTCCGGGATGCGGACACGGACGGGCGGGCGCGGCAGGCCTTCTTCGACGGCGAGACGCCGCGCTGCCAGGTCATCATCCCCGATTTCGGGCGCATCGAGGGCGCGTTCCAGATCACCTCGCTCGAATACTCGGGAAGCTACAACGGCGAGGCGACCTACGAGCTGGCGCTGGCCTCGGCCGGGGCGCTGAGCTTCGTGGCGATCTGATGGCGAACCCTCTGCGCGGCGAGGTCGAGGTGATCCTCGACGGCGCGGTCTGCAACGCCCGGCTGACGCTCGGCGCGCTGGCCGCGCTCGAGCATGAGCTGGGCGCCGGCAGCCTTCTGGATCTGGCAGAGCGGTTCGAAAGCTCGCGCTTCACCGGCAGCGACGTCATCGCCGTCCTGGCCGCGGGCCTGCGGGGCGGCGGATGGATCGGCGGAACCGAGGATCTGCTGCGGGCCGACATTGCCGGCGGTCCGATGGCGGCGGCGCGGGCGGCCGCCCAGCTGCTGGCCCTGGCCTTCCGGGGCCCGGCATGAGCCCGCCCGCCAAACAGGGCGGGCTGGACTGGCGGGGATTGCTGCGGGCCGGCCTGCACGATCTGCGGCTGACGCCGGACCAGTTCTGGGCGCTGACGCCGGCCGAACTGGCCGTGATGATGGGGCTGGAGGCGGCGCCCGTGCCGATGACACGCGACCGGCTGGCCAGCCTGTCGCAGCGATATCCCGACAATCCCGCGGCCGTGCCCGCGGATGCAGGACTGGGAGAGGACAATGCGGATGGATGAGGCTTCCGGCAAGGGCATCGAGCGACTGGACGATGATCTTGCCCAGAGCGCGCGCATGGCGGCCGCCTTCGAGGGCGAGCTGTCGCGGTTGCGCCAGTCGATGGCCTACACCTCGCGCGAGGTTGGCAGCCTGACCTCCGGGCTCGAAAGCGGCCTGAGGCGTGCCTTCGACGGGCTGATCTTCGACGGCGGCAAGTTGTCGGACGCGCTGCGCGGCGTCGGCCGTGCGCTGGTCGACAGCGTCTACGGCATCGCCATGCGTCCCATCGAAGGAGCGCTGGCGAGTGGGCTTGCCGGCATGGTGACGGGGGCGATGACGCCCTTTGCCGCGGGCGGGGCGTTCCAGCAGGGGCGCGTCACGGCCGTGGGCGGGGACGTTGTCGGCCAGGCCACCGGCTTTCCGATGCGCGGCGGGATCGGGCTTCTGGGCGAGGCGGGGGCCGAGGCGATCATGCCGCTGAGGCGCGGCGCGGATGGCCGGCTTGGTGTCGCGGCGGCCGGCGGTGGGCGCGCGGTCAACGTGACCTTCAACATCTCGACCCCGGATGTCGCCGGCTTCCAGCGCAGCCAATCGCAGATCGCCGCCCAGATGAGCCGGCTGATGGCTCAGGGCGAGCGCAACAACTGAGGAGGGGGCGATGGCCTTTCACGAGGTGAGATTTCCCGCCAACCTGTCCTTCGGGGCGGTTGGCGGACCCGAGCGCCGCACCGAGATCGTGGCGATGGCGAGCGGCTTCGAGGAGCGCAACACGCCCTGGGCCCATGCCCGCCGGCGCTATGACGCCGGGATGGGGTTGCGGTCGATGGACGATCTGGCGGCCGTCGTCGCCTTCTTCGAGGCGCGCGCAGGGCAGTTGCACGGCTTTCGGTGGAAGGACTGGTCGGACTACAAGAGCTGCCTGCCGTCGGCCGCTCCGGCCTTCGCGGACCAGGTGATCGCCGTCGGCGATGGCCAGAGGCGTGTCTTCCAGCTGATCAAGGCCTACCGCTCGGGCGAGACGGTCTATGATCGGCCGATCAGCAAGCCCGTGGCGGGAACCGTGCGTGCGGGCGTCGGCGGCGACGAGAAGTTCCCCGATGCGCAATACACGGTCGATCACAGGCGGGGCCGCATCACTTTCCACCAGCCGCCCGAAACAGGCGCCGAGGTCACTGCGGGGTTCGAATTCGACGTGCCCGTGCGTTTCGACATGGACCGCATCGCGGTCTCGGTCGCCTCGTTCCAGGCGGGACAGGTGCCCGACATCCCGGTGATCGAGGTGCGGGTATGAGCGGCGGGGCCGAGACGGGCATCGCCCGCGCGTGGTCGATCCGGCGCGGCGACGGGCTGACCTTGGGGTTCACCGACCACGACCGCGTCCTGCGCTTCGGCGGGATCGTGTTCCGGCCTGACCGAGGGCTGACGGCGCGGGCCATCGTGCAGGCCACGGGCCTGTCGGTCGACAACAGCGAGGCCGCCGGCGCGCTGAGCGCCGATGCGATCAGCGAGCGCGACATCCTCGCGGGCCGGTGGGACGGCGCAACGCTGCGGATGTGGGAGGTCGAGTGGGCGAACGTCGCCCGCCGCCGGCTTGTCTTCCGCGGCACCATTGGCGAGGTGACCCGCTCGGCCGGCGCGTTCCGGGCCGAGCTGCGGGGGCTCTCCGAGCCGCTGAACGCGCCGCAGGGCCGCATCTACCATCCGCGCTGCACGGCCGAACTGGGCGACGGGCTGTGCAAGGTCGCGCTGGACACGCCCACGCTTAGCACGGAGGTCGCCGTGCAGGGGCTCGGCGAGGGCCGCGTCTTCTCGTTCACCGGCTTTCCCGCCTATGGCGCGAACTGGTTCGAGAGCGGGCAGCTCGTGGTGCTCGACGGCGACGCCGAGGGACTGCGCGGCACGATCAAGAACGACACGGCACGACCGGGCGGGCGCCGCGAGATCGAGCTTTGGGCGGGCCTGCCGATCTTGCCGCAACCGGGCGACCGCGTCCGTCTGCTGGCGGGCTGCGACAAGTCCGCATCCACCTGCCGGCTGAAGTTCCAGAACCTGCTGAACTTCCGCGGCTTCCCGCATCTGCCGAGCGAGGACTGGCTGCTCGCGCCGCAGGCCGGGAGCCGCCATGGATGAGCCCTCCGAGGTTGCGATCGCGCGGCGCTGGCTGGGCACGCCCTATGTCCACCAAGCGGCCGCGGAGGGCGCGGGCGCCGATTGCCTCGGCCTCATCCGCGGCATCTGGCGCGAGCTGAACGGCACCGAGCCCGAGGAGCCGCCGGCCTATACCGGTGACTGGGCCGAGTGCGGCGGCGAGGAGACGCTGTGGCAGGCGGCCACGCGGCACCTCGTTCCCGTGCCGGCCGAGGCCGAGCTGGCGGCAGGTCAGGTCCTGCTGTTCCGGATGCGCGAGGGCGCGATCGCCAAGCATCTCGGCCTGCTCTCGGTTGCCGGAGCCACGCAGCGTTTCATCCACGCCTACACCTACCACGGCGTCATCGAAAGCCCGCTGACCCCGCCCTGGAAGGCGCGGATCGTTGCGCGGTTCCGCTTTCCCTGACGCATCACAACGAAGGAAGCACAGATGGCCACGATCGTCCTCTCAGCAGTCGGCGCCTCGCTCGGCTCCGGCTTCGGCGGCACGTTGCTGGGCCTGTCGGGCGCGGTGATCGGCCGTGCGGCCGGTGCCGCCCTCGGCCGTGTCATCGACCAGCGGCTGCTGGGCGCCGGAGCGCGGGCGGTCGAGACCGGGCGGATCGACCGCCTGCGCCTGCAAACGGCCGGCGAGGGCATGGCCGTGCCGCGGATCTGGGGCCAGATGCGCCTGCCGGGCCACGTGATCTGGGCCTCTCCGCTGGAGGAGGTGACGCGCACCGAGGAGGCCGGCGGCGGCAAGGGCGCGCCGAAGACCCGCGTCACGCAGGTCAGCTATCGGCTCTCGGTGGCGCTGGCCCTTTGCGAGGGCCGCATCCTTGGCGTCGGCCGGGTCTGGGCGGACGGCGAGGAGCTTGCCGCCTCGGATCTGAACATGCGCGTCTATCGCGGCGGCGAAAGCCAGCAGCCCGATCCGATCATCGTCGCGCATGAGGGTGCCGAAGCGCCGGCCTATCGCGGCATCGCCTATCTCGTGCTGGAGAACCTGAACCTCGAGCGCTGGGGCAACCGGATGCCGCAACTGAGCTTCGAGGTGACTTGCCCCGCCCGCGACGGCTCGGGCCTGTCGCGCGATGTGCGTGCCGTGGCGCTGATCCCCGGCACGGGCGAATACTCGCTTGCGACAACGCCGGTCAACCACGAGCAGGACCTTGGCGAGACGCGCAGCTTCAACGTGAACACGCCGATGGGCGGGACGGATTTCCGCGCCTCGCTGGACGTGCTGGGGCGAGAACTGCCGAATGCCCGCTCGGTGTCGCTGATCGTGTCCTGGTTCGGGGACGACCTCAGGATCGGCGAGTGCAAGGTCAAGCCCAAGGTGGAGTTTGCCTCGGTCGACGGGGCCGAGATGCCGTGGCGCGCGGGCGGGATCACCCGTTCCGAGGCGCAGGAGGTGGCGCGCGTCGATGGCCGTCCGATCTATGGCGGCACGCCGTCGGATCAGTCGGTGATCGAGGCGCTGCGCGCCCTGAGCGCCTCGGGTCGCAAGGCGATCTTCTATCCCTTCATCCTGATGGAGTAG